AACACGTCGAAAATGTCGCCGTTCTGGCGCCTTATCACCAAGCTGACCACCACGCCGGTGTTATGGCTGAAAGACGTGCTTGTCCAGGTCGTGTTAACCAACATGTTTGTGGCGACCGCGACCGGCGCCATGCTGCGCCTGCTTGCCTGGGCGGTGAACATCGAAGCCAAACCGGCCAGCGCCGCAGCCGGTGCCCTGCGCTTTTACAAATCCAGCGCGGCCAACGCCGTGACGGTCAACGCGGGCACGCTGATACAAACCGAGCGCATCAACGGTGTGGTTTATACCTTGTCGGTCACCAAAAACACCACATTGCCCGCAGGTCAGGAGAGCGGACTCGTACCGGTCACCGCGACCGGCACCGGCAGCGGGTACAACCTGGCGCCGGGCTATTACCGCATTTTGCCCGTCGCCGTGACCGGCATCGCCAGCGTAGTGAACGATGACGACTGGCTGACCGTGCCCGGTGCGAATGAGGAATCCGATGATGAACTGCGCGACCGTGCCCGCAACCAGTTCAACCTGGTGGGGAATTACCACACGGACGCCATTTACCGCAGCATGATTGCCAGCGTGCTGGGCCTGAGCGTTGACCGCATTTTCTTCAAGCATGACGCCCCGCGCGGGCCAGGTACCGCGAACGCCTATTTGCTGCTCGACAGCGGCGAGATTTCGCAGCCGTTTATCGACGCGGTCAATGACTACATCAACACCCAGGGCCACCACGGCCACGGCGATGACATGCAGTGTTTTGCTTTGCCTGAAACCAAACACGTTTTAAAAGCCACGGTTTACGTGTTGAACAAAGACAACATGACCGGCGAAGAACTGACGGAACTACAGAACGGCGTCACCCATCTGATCCGCTGCGCGTTCCGTGAAAACAGCAACTACGACATTAAAAAGACCTGGCCGTATTCACGCTATTCGTTTTCGAACCTGGGCCGCGAGCTGCATAAAACCTTTCCGGTTATCGACTCGCTCAACTTCTCGCTGACCGACATCATCAGCGAACTGTCGGTCCCGCGCCTGGACAGTCTGACCGTGGAGATTGCCAATGATTGATTTCAAAAAGCAGCTTCGCGGGCTTCGCCTTCCGTCTTGGATGGACGGCGCCGAGCCGAGCAAAATGTTGCGGGCCTGCGTCACCTTCTGGTCATTGGTTGATGACTGGCTGACCTGGCCGTTAAAGCAGTTCGACCCGCTGACCTGCGCCGAACCGCTGTTAAACCTGATCGCCTATGAACGGGACGTCAGTCGCTTTAACGGCGAACCGCTGAGCCTGTTCCGTAAACGGGTCAGCTATGCCTTTGTAAACGCCCAGGACGCGGGCGAGGTTGCCGGATTTATCGCCATCTTTGAGCGATTGGGGATCGGCTATGTCGAGTTACTGGAGCGTCAGCCGGGTATTGACTGGGACGTCATCATCGTCCGGGTATCTGACAGCCAAATCGCCGCCAACAGCGACTTACTATTGGAAATTATCCGCAAGTATGGCCGCACCTGTCGCCGCTATCAGTTCGAAGTGATCACCTCTGTGGGCCTGCCCCTGCGCGTCGGGTCTTATGAGGGTGAATATGTTTGCTACACCGCGAGCCTGGGCAACATAACAACAGAATCCAGCGCCACGTTTAGCGCAAGTTTGTAGGGGAAGATAATGTCACAAACCGTTATTACAAAAGCCTTTGCTGAGTGGAAAGCCCAGCAAGCTATCGACAACAAAGCCGTAGTGCTGGACGAATTCGTTTTCGCCTTCATTCCAGGCCAGGACCCAAATCAGCCCATTCCCAACACCGACGGATTGCCCGATGCCGACAAGATTGTTTATCGCCAGCCGGTCAGCAAAAGCGGCGTGGTGAACCTTAATGCCGTGGTGTACTCCGTCGTTTTGGGCACCGAGGTAGGCGATTTCGATTTTAACTGGATTGGTCTGATTAATAAGGCCACCGGGACGGTCGGCGCGATCACCCATGCACCGACACAGCGCAAGGTGAAGAACGCCAGCGGCCAACAGGGCAACACCCTCACCCGATCCATTTTAATGGAGTACGCAGGTGCCCAGGTTGAAACACAAATTACGGTGCCGGCAGCGACTTGGCAGATTGATTTTACCGCCCGTCTGGCGGGGATGGATGAAGCGCTGCGCCTGGCGAACGCCGACATTTACGGCGCAGGGGCTTTTTTCGATACCGGCTTTTTGGCATCCAAAAATGGTCCGCAGTTTTTTGTCACGAAGGGCGTCGGCTACGTTGGCGGGCTGCGTGCTTCGCTGGGCGCTAATCAAAATATCACCGTCACGTCGAAACCAACAAAAGTCTGGGTTGACGTCTGCTTTACCGGCACGGTCACCAGCGTTTTCCAGACGGCCATTACATTTACCGTGGCACCCACGCTGGCGAACTACGTCACGAACGGCGTCGCGCACTACGTTTTTGCCCTGGCGAGTATCGACGCCGCAGGCGTTATTACCGACCTGCGACCAAAGGGCAGCAGCCAGTATTTACGTAAAGACCAAAACCTGACTGACATCGCCGACCCGAATTTGGCGTTGAATACGCTCAACGGCGTGCCGAAAACCCGCAGGGTCAACAATAAAGCCCTGTCTGATGACATTGATTTAACGCCTGCGGATGTTGGGGCATTGCCCTCCGGCGGCACGGCGGTGGCCGCTACCAAGCTGGCCACGCCGCGAAAGATTGCCGGTGTTGAATTCGACGGAACCCAAGATATTAACCTGACGCCGGAAAATGTAGGGGCGTTACCTTCAGGCGGTACGGCAGCGGCGGCCACCAAGCTGGCGACGGCGCGAAAGATTGCCGGTGTTTCCTTTGATGGGTCCAAAGATATTGCGATCACGTCGGGCGATGTTGGGGCCGTGCAACAAGGCGGCGGCGTTGGCATGAGCACCAATAAAGTGATTTTAGGCTGGGACGGCGCGAAGCTGCGTGCGCAAGTTGATTCAACGTCGATGGGCGCACTTTATTGTGAGAAAAATAAACCCACGGCGCAGGATATTGGCGCTTTGCCTCTCTCGGGTGGAGATCTAAAAGGTTCTGTAACTACCACAGGTGAAATTTCCGCTAAAGGAGATATTCATTCTGACAGCAATATCCACAGTTTTGGAACAATTCAGGCTGCTAAGGGGGTGTATGACTCGCCGGGCGTCCGCGCCTACAGCTCTAACAATAAACCGTTGCCTAAAGATTTAGGGGCGATTGAACGTGATGGGTGCAGTGTGGCCGGGTTTGTTGGTGGTAATGGCTCAGCTCCTTATATGCGTTACGCCGCATCAGACACCGTTGTGGAACTGGCTCCGCGAGACTGGGTTAATGGCAACTTTATTCAGCGCGATGGTTGCCGTGCAGCGGGCTTTGTCGGTGGAAATGGCGCAGATCCGTACATGCTGTACACCGCGTCTAATACCGTTGTTCAGCTAGCCACCCGGGATCTAGTTAATCAAAACTTCCTTACCAGCATCTCGCGTGGTGCTCAGGCCTCCATGGTCATGGATGGCCAAATGGTAGAAGCGCCGTCTGGGTGTGTCCTCACAGGCGGCAACGGTAACGAAGGTAATATGATTGGCGTTGCCCTGTATCGTCCATTGCAGATGCGTAGAAACGGCGTCTGGTTAATTATTGAGGGATGACAAGTGAAAAATAAAAATTGGAGTAAATATACGCCTGACGAGCCAAAGCATGGCGAAGGCTTTATGTATCTTCAGGATGAGGAGGGTAATGATTGGTACGATTCTTACCCTAAATTTAAAAAGAAATACAAATTCAGATACGACACGGAAACGGGTGTTATTACCAGTGTCAGTGAAAATGCAGGCTTAATGTACGTTTGCGGCTTCAGCGTAGCCGACACTGACACCCTACCAGACGGTTTTGATGTTTTGGGGGGCTGGATTTACACCGGAAAAAAGATAATTCCTAACGCTGAATACCTGCTAAAAATTGCCGAGTTACAGCAAGGGAATTTATCAGCGGAGGCAGAAAACCGTATCAAGTTGTTAGAGCGTGTCGTCCGGCTGGGTGTCGCAACTGACGCCGAAAAATCCAGTCTTCAGGCGTGGGAGCTTTACAGTATTGCACTTAGCCGCTTGGATATTTCCTCCGCGCCGAATATCGAGTGGCCGCAGGTGCCGCAGTAATGTGGCGCAAAGCAGTACTTAAGATTGCCGACGACATGGCGCCACTCTCGTGCGCCATCGTTCCGGCGCATCCGTGGGTTTACGGACTGGGCCAGGCCGCTGATTCAGGCGGCTACCTTAGCCCGGCCAACGCCCTGGCATACTTGGCTAAAAAGCTGACCTCCAGTGGCAACACCGGCGATGTGATCGTCATGATGGTGGCTGAGAATACCCATGACGCATTCATGCAGGGGCTGAACAGCCTGGCCGCCGTGTTTCCTGCCCCGGCGTTTACCCAGGTAAGCCGAATGGCAAAAGCCGCCGCCGAACTGAGCGCGGTCAAAATGCAGCTACCGGGCAAAGTTGCCAACGCCCTGCCCGCCGCCGTTCCGCTGTCTGTCTCCACCAATCGGGCCGCCGTGAATGCCCAACGCGTAGCCGCCGCCCAGTTGGCCGCCGCAGGCAGCACCAGCCCCACAGGTTTACAGGCGCAGATTGCCAGTTTTGTGAAGGCCCGCACCGGATTATTGACATCAATTAGCCAGGGACTCAGTGACCTGAAAGGCGCCAGCGCTGACGTGTGGGCGTTTTCCCATTCCGGGGATATGAACACCGGCGCCATCGAATTACTGAAAAATATCCCCCAGGCTACCGCCGTGCATACCGCCGCCATGATGTTCACCGGCGATTCACTGAAAGATTTGGAGAAGATGATAAATGAGCCAGGCCGCCCAACTCGCCCTTGATGGCGAAGGCATCATCATGAAAAGAATGCTGGTTTCCCCCTCTATGCAATTCCAGGAAAAAGATCAATCCGGGCAGACGTCCAGCACCACCAATGCCGAACAGGGCATCAAGGCCAAAGAGCTGCGCGTCACCGGCCTGGTGGCATTCGACGACCAGGCCGTTTTACAGCGTCTTTTTCAGCTGGCATCGGCCACGGAGACAAGCGGGTCGCTGAAAAAATACCGCATCGCCAACGAAACCGCATCGGCCATCAACTTTCGCGAAGGCACGTTCACCGGCCAGATTGATGCCATCCCGCAGGAGGACATTCTCGCCTGGAACGTGAGTTTTACCCTGCGAGAAAAAAGCAGCGTTCCTGAAAAGCGTGAAGCACGCAAAGGCAACGCAACCGGCAGTACAAAGCAGACTGGCGCGGGTGGCAGCGGTACCGCAGCAGGCGAAGACGCCGAAAAAATGAGTTGGTTCGAGAAGAAAGTCTTAAAACCCGTCAATGATGCCCTGGGATAAGTGAGTAATGAAACCGATTAAACGGCTGTACCTTTCCAGTGACCTCATTCACCTGGTCGACGTCAATCTGGCGCTCGAGCTAAACGCGTGCGGCCGGGGATTTATCACCGCGCAAACAGATACCGATTACACCGGGAAAATGGTGCGCCTGGACGTTGGCTATGACGGATTAGTCCTGCGCTGGTTCACCGGGTACGTAGAACGCTCGCAGCCATCAGAAAACGGTTTTCAGCGTCTCTTTGTCCGGGAGTTGATCGGCGTATTCGATAAGCCGTGGCCGTGCTCGTTTCAGCATCCCACGCTGCGCCAGGTTACCAACTGGATAAGTGAACAAAGCGGTCTGACCGTTGCGCCGCCAGCCAATGCCGACTATACCGACAAGCCAATCCCGCATTTCACCCACAGCGGGACCGGATACCAGCTTTTTGCCAACTTGGGCCGCGCGTTCTCCATCACCGATTATCTCTGGTACCAACTCCCGGACGGTAGCGTCTACGTTGGCGCCGCCGCGCACAGCATGTTTGCCGGTAAGCCGGTCGACATTCCGAGCGAGTTTAGCCAGGCCAGCGCAGGCGGGAATTCCATGACCATGCCGCTTATTCAAAGCCTGCGCCCAGGCGCGGAGGTGAACGGGCAACGGCTGAATCAGGTACGGCTCGAAAACGACAACATGGCGATCACCTGGCAGCCGCGCAACAAAGCCACCGGCCAGGCATTGCAGAAATCACCCATTCAGCGCCAGGTCGAAGGAGCGTTCCCTGAACTGGCGTCAGGTCTGCACCTGCCCCAGTTCGCCCGCGTTGAAGCACCGAGCGAAGACGTATCAACCGGCAACATCGCCGACCCCTTTCGCCCGCGCTATGCGGTCGATTTGCAGCTGCTCGACGCGGACGGCAACCCGGCCAAAGACACGCCGGTTTACCCCGCCGTTCCC